TAAGAGGTAAGTCATGGGCAAGCTAAACATGAAGCCTAAAGCCCCTGCCAAGAAGGCCGCCCCTAAAAAGGCGGCTTCTAATAAGCCGAAGGCTAAGGAAAAAGAGGATTAACTCATGGCTAGTGCAATTACTGCTAAAACTGCTACAGCCACGGGGACTTTGCTTGGCGGAAGAAATAGACTTAAATCTTTTTACGTCAAAACTGCTACCAGCGGGTCTCCAGCAGTCGTTTTTAAAAACGGAAGCGGTGGGGAAACTTTATTATCTATGGTGTTTCACACCTCAGATGATAATCAAATAACTATCCCTGATCACGGGATAATCTTCAGTGATGAGTGTCATGTTACGTTGACTAACATTGACTCCATAACTGGCTTTTTTGGCTAATGGTGATCTGATGCCGATTTACGATCTCCGCTCGATATCGCAAGTCGGCACAACTGAGCCGTTTGAGCTTCAAGTGGCTAGGGGTCAAATCCCTGGCCACAAATCTATTTTTAAATTCGGATTTAATCCAGATGTAGATGCCGCTCTTGAGACTGTTTGGGAGCAAGGCGGCTTATACGCCTATCCACCATCAGCTACCCAAATGACCCTTTCTAGTTCATCCGAAGATGACACAGGAAACGAGGGTGACGGTGCCCGAACAGTTGAGATTTTTGGTTTAGACGCAGATTACAATGAAATATCTGAGACTCTTTTCCTTGACGGTCAAACTCCTGTAACCACCGTAAATTCTTATCTTCGAGCGAATCGGATGGTTGTCCGTAGTGCCGGAGATCTTGAGCAAAATGCGGGAGTCATTTATTTAGGCACCGGAACAGTCACTGCTGGAGTTCCTGCGGTCAAGTACGCCACTATAGGTATAGGAGACGGTCAAACCTTGATGGCGTTGTGGACTGTCCCTGCTGGGTACACCGCTTATCTTCTACAAACAGATGTGACTGTCGCTACCACTCAAAATAACAAATATGCTTTAGTTCACTTTGTAGCACGACCTTATGGCGAAGTGTTTCAAATAAAAGATAAGTTTGTTAAGTCGGAAGGTGCACATACACAGGTTTACAGTGTGCCCCTTCGTTTTGATGAAAAAACAGACTTGGAGTTTCGTGCGATAGGAGATAGCAGTAGCGCAGACATTGTCATCTCCGCAGGTATGGACCTAATTTACATTCAAAATACGGGACCCTTGTAATGGCTAGAAAGAAAGAGAAACCAATACGAAGGACCACTGGTAAAGGTGGCAACTACCGCAAAACCAAGAGCGGGGCGGGGATGACGAAGAAAGGCGTCGCTGCTTACCGTCGTAAAAATCCAGGTTCTAAGCTACAAACTGCCGTTACAGGCAAGGTCAAGAAAGGTTCAAAGGACGCGAAGAGACGTAAGTCTTTCTGCGCGAGATCTGCTGGTCAGATGAAGAAGTTTCCGAAGGCGGCTAAAGACCCGAACAGCCGTTTGAGACAAGCCCGTCGGAGATGGAGATGTTAACTGTGCCTACAAAACCAATCAAAGCTGCTGATAATTTTGAGGACCTACGCGTAGAGTTTACGCACTACGCGACACAGCAGACTTATGTAATTAAGGACATGGAAGACCTTAAAGAAGATGTATCTGAAATCAAGAAAACCGTGTTTCAAGTAAAGTGGGCGGTTTTAGGCGGTGTTGGCGTATACTTGCTACACGCGATGGGCTTTATTGAATTTGTTAAAAAGATACTTTGATGGCAATCTCGAGGTCGAACACGTCGAAACAAGTATCGAAACCCGGAGGAAAGACCGTGGCTAAAGACGCATGTTACAAAAAGGTAAAGTCTCGTTATAAGGTTTGGCCTTCAGCGTACGCCTCTGGTGCATTAGCGAAGTGCAGAAAGGTTGGCGCGGCAAACTGGGGCACGGGCGGAAAAAAGAAAAAGAAGAAGTCCTCGACCTCGAAGAAAACTAGGAAGTACTGATGGCTGTCCGCAAGACAAAGAAAGGTGCTTCGCTTCGCAAATGGTTTGCTCAGAACAAGGGTAAGGGCTGGGTAGATTGCAAAACAGGTAAACCCTGCGGTCGTTCCGGCAAGAGCGATAAGCGAAAAAGCTATCCTGCTTGCCGTCCAACAAAGGCTCAGTGTAAGTCTGCTGGGGCAAAGACAGCGATGAAGAAAAAGACTTCATCGAAGCGCGTTAATTGGAAGAAAGGAAAGAAGTGATGCATTGTGGTGGCAAGAAAAAAGGGTATAGCACAGGCGGCGGCGTCTGCGTAAAGTGTGGAAGTAAGAAAGGTTGTGACTGCAACGTACAGAAGTTTCGTTACGGCGGCATGGTCATGAACAAAAAGCGGAAGTAAGACATGGCAACTTCAGGTTCACGAGATTTCGACTTAGATGTCGCTGAGATTATCGAAGAAGCGTATGAGCGTTGTGGATTAGAGGTTCGTACTGGATACGACGCTAAGACAGCACGCCGTTCGCTTAACATTATGTTTTCTGAGTGGGCAAACAGAGGAGTCAACTTGTGGACGATCAAGCAAGGAACGCTAACACTGACCTCTGGTACGGCGACGTACACTTCGGCGAATGGCCTTGCATCTCCGATGAACGACATCTTGGAAGTCGCACTTCGCAGAAGCGGGACGGATTACGAGATAGATCGGATCAGCCGGGGCGAGTACTTAAACGTACCGAACAAAACGACGACTGGCCGTCCGTCTCAGTTCTATTTTAACCGTCAGACAAGTCCTGAGATCACAATGTGGCCGACGCCAGAGAACAGCACCGATCAGCTTGTGTATTACTACATTACTCGAATCGAAGATGCGGATACTTTGCAGAACACCACAGATGTGCCATACCGGTTTATTCCGTGCATGGTTGCAGGTCTTGCTTATTATCTGTCGATTAAGAAGGCCCCAGAGCGCGTTCAGTTACTAAAAGCGGTGTATGAGGAAGAGTTCCAAAGAGCTGCTGACGAAGACGAAGATCGTGTATCGCTCAAGTTGATGCCTGATATTCAGTACATGAGGTTGTAAAAGTGGCGCGTTACGCTTCTGGTAAACATGCATATGGTATTTCGGATCGGTCTGGATTCAGGTATCGCTTGCGTGAAATGCGGAAGGAGTGGAACGGTGCACTGGTTGGACCGGACGAGTACGAAGAAAAGCACCCACAGTTGGAAGCACCTAATGTTGGTGCAGATCCGCAGGCTTTGCGAGACCCCAGGCCTGATCAGTCGGAAACCTTAAAGGTGTATTTATATACGGATCAGGTAGGATTACCTGAAGAAGGACCTCGTGGAGTAGGTCGAGTTGGATCAGTTACGGTATCTACATCATGAGCTATACATACAGTCAGCTTAAACAAGCGATTCAAGATTACACAGAAAATGCTGAAACAACGTTCGTTAACAATTTAGATACGTTCATTGAGTCGGCGGAAGAGCGCATTTTTAAAAGTGTTGGGCTTTCGTTCTTTCGTCGTAATCAATCAGCGACGCTGACGTCGTCAAATCAGTATCTCAACATGCCATCGGATTTTTTAGCACCTTTTTCTCTATCAATCACTGTTAGTAATAACAAAAAGTTCTTAGAGTTTAAGGATGTAAATTTCTTGCAAGAGTATTCCCCTGACGCTTCGCAAACTGGCGAGCCAAGATACTATGCAACGTTTGACTATCAGAACTTTTTAGTCGCTCCAACACCCGACGCAAACTACGCTGTGGAACTGCACTATTACTACAGACCGGCGAGTTTGACTGCCGCCGGGGATAGCGGTACAACCTGGCTTTCTACTAATGCGCCACAAGCAATGCTGTATGGATCGTTAATTGGTGCATACACCTTTATGAAAGGTGAAGCTGACGTGTTACAAAACTATAATGCACAGTTTGTAGAAGCTGTGGGACGATTGAAGAACCTCGGTGAGGCCAGAGAAACTTCTGACGCCTATCGGGAAGGTCTTGTTAGGAGACAGAAAACTTGATAAGTACAGAAGCTTTAAAATTTGATATTCCAGAAGACCAGTCTCTGGTTAAAATTCATACGACGGATCACCGGGGGTTTACTCCGGAAGAAGTCGCAGAGAGGTGTGTAGATCGTTTAATCAGCGTAGCTGACACAGCGGACCCTGCACTAAGAGATCAAGCGCGAGCATTTAAAAAGCAAGCGCATCAACTGATTGCATACTATATGCGGGAGGCGATTCGCTCGGATCGTACAACCATATATAATGCACTTGTGGATGCGGGGCATCCAAAATTAGCTGAAGCCATAAGGAGGCTGTAATGGCAATTACTCAAGCAATGTGCACTAGCTTCAAGCAGGAACTGCTTGAGGGAAAGCACGATTTTCGTACATCAGGTCACACGTTTAATATTGCGTTGTTTACATCATCTGCAACATTAGGTGCGTCAACTACTGACTACTCAACTAGTAACGAAGTATCTGGAACAGGGTACACCGCTGGTGGTCAGGCGTTGACAAATGTGGACCCAACGACTTCGTCAACAACCGCCTTCACAGACTTCGCGGACGAGACGTTTACAACAGCAACAATTACAGCAAATGGCGCGTTGATTTACAACACGACAACTGCTGGTGGATCAAGCACAACTGATGCGGTAATCGTTCTTGCTTTTGGTGGTGACAAAACCTCAACAGCCGGTGACTTTACAATTCAGTTTCCAACCGCTGACGCCTCAAACGCGATTATTCGTATCGCATAAGGCATCTTAGATGGCGAACATAGCCGGTTGGAGTCGTGGCGCGTGGGACGAAGGCCCTTGGGGTCAGCCCACGCCCATTGCAGTCACTGGTGAGTCCGCCACCGGTGCGGTAGGGTCTGTCTCTCTATCGCTCGAAGTCAATATTCCAGAAACAGGGCTACAGACCGTTTCGTCTGTCGGTTCTGTTACGGTTGCGGCGGCGGCGAACGCCGCAGTCACTGGTGAGTCAGTCACTGGTTCTACGGATGATGTTACGGTTACGGGCATCGCCAACGTTACAGCCTCTGGATCAGAGGTCACTGTCTCTGACGGCACTGTTACTCCAATTGCTGAAGCCAATGTCTCTGTTACCGGCGAAGAAGCCGAAGGCTTGGATCAAAACGTTGTATCGATTGTTGGCGAGGCCAACTTTAGCGTCACAGGCTCTGATGCAACTGGTGAGGTTGGCGACGAAAACGTTGTTGTTACGGTAGACGTTGCCGTTACTGGTGAAGCTGGTACATACAGTGGAACTGTCAACCCAACCATTACAGGCGATGCTAACGTTCCAGAAACCGGACTGTTCGGCACAGGCGGCACAGGAAACGTTACGGTTGCGGCAAACGCCACGGCTCAAGTTATTTCTGATGAGATCGACGGACTGGTTCCAGACGGCGTCATCAGTGTCGGTATTACGGTCTCGTTTGAACTGACTGGTTCTGAGATGACCTTAGACGTGGGTAGCGTCACACCGAAGGCAGATGCTATTATCACAGTTGCCGACGGATTTGAATTGGCGTCAAGCGTTGGTGATGTGTTTGTTTGGGGTCAAATTAACCCTGATCAGACACCGGGCTACTCCGCAGTATCGCCAAATCAATCTCCAGGTTGGTCTGAGATCACGCCGAGCCAGACGCCTGAATGGGACGATGTTGCTGCATAGGAGAAATAAATGGCAAGCACATACTCAAACAACTCAGGCATTGAACTCATTGCAACTGGCGAACAGTCGGGAACCTGGGGTGCTACAACTAACACCAACTTACAAATTGTTGACCGCGCTATCTCTGGTGTGGGCGACATCGACCTGTCAGGTTCTGGCGCATCGCATAGTTTAACAACCACAGACGGTACGCTGTCTGATGGCATGTACAAAATCCTTGTTTTAACCGGTGCAACAGAGGCTTGCACGATCACCGTTGGTCCGAACGACGCAAGCAAGTTTTACTTTGTAAACAACACGACAAGCCACGCATGTACTTTTACTCAGGGTACTGGCGGTAATACGTCTGTTGCGGCGGGTGAAGCAAAAATTATTTATGCGGATGGCGCAGGGGCAGGTGCAGAAGTTGTGGACCTAACCGCTTTATTTGATTTTGCTTCATCGCAAATTACGGGACTTGGTACTGCGGCGACGCAAGATGTCGGCACGAGCGCAAACAATGTCGTACAATTGAATGGCTCTGCTCAGTTACCTGCGGTAGATGGCTCAAACTTAACAGGTATTGCGACAGCAGGTTTTTCAGTCGCAATGGCAATTGCACTATAGGTGAGATATGGCACAGGACTTTGAACGAAATATTGCTCGCGAGATCGGCAC